ATCGGTCATTGATAGAGAGTAGCTCGCCCTCATTGTGAAGACCCCTTTACTCACAAAGTACTTCGATAACCCTACTTTTAGGTAGGAGTCATCTGGTACTTGCTGGTTTTCATCCCAGCCTCGGATCGCTTGAAATTGGCTTGACCTCGCTGTTGTGATAGCGAGGGCCTTCCCAAATTCTTTGTTCTGCATCTGGGCAGACGCCAAGATCATTTGATTCAAGACCGTGACTAACGGGTGATTCCCTCTCAGGGCGGCACGGTAGGATTGGACATCCAAGTCTGGGAACTTTCTAAGGAAGCTACCAGTCAGTTTAGCACTAACTGAGTATGCATCCTTTTGAAAGCGCCCAAAATCTCGTTCGACTAGCCGTTTTGCGGCCTCAATATGGAGGTGTCTTCCGACATCTTCAATTGAGGCAGGGGCTGAAATCAGCTCTGGTCGCTGCAAAATAGGGATACCGAAGAATTGCTCTACTCTCTCAACGAGAGCGGTGTAGTTCCCCGTATCCTTGGCTTTGGCCAACTGGTCGAACACCATATATAGCTTAACGACACGCACTGCTTGCGCAGGTTTGCCGAAAAGTTTATATATGGCTGAGATTAGTTCCGGGTGCCGGTCTATCTCTAGGTCCCACCCATGGTGTCGTTGCGTTACTAAATAGTTATGTAGAAGGGAATATCTCTTCCATACACTAAATAGGCCGGCAATACTAAACCCTGTTACTTCAGTCCCTTTACGGATCCATCTCTTATTTCAGGGATGGGCATATTGGGACTTGGTAATAGAGTCCGGTATTGCTGCGCAACAGCTGCATCGGCAATAACAAATCATCTCGTAGCAAGGCGTACGACATAAAGTGCGGGAAACCCGCTCTTAATGCCGCCACCCTAACTATGAGGTGATGAGTTAAAGCCATTGCACACCATGATGAATATGCTCCCATCGGTTGCCCTGCTGCATATCTTACAGAAGGGTTTCCTTTGGAGTTATATTCATAGCCCACTAAGATGTGCGCCCAAGCAACAGCCTTTTCTCGTCGAAAACAATCTTTCGATTACCCGTTACCAATGGGCATCGATCGGTTGTATTAGACAGGTCAAGACTGTGGAATGGACGGAGAGAGAGAAGACAAGAGTAAAAGCAAATTGCAATCACCCTTGTTTTCCGCCTCTTTATCACTAACGTAGGAGAGTTTCCTAAAAGAAGACGTCTTAGGCGGAAAGATAGTCGCCCATATACTTGCCAAGCTCAGATCGCCGAAACGGCCAACCATCAAAGCATCTATGACTTTTGCCCAGCTTAACTCCCCGCACTACTCTATCGAGTAATGTCTGAGGGAGCAAGGTAAGCTCAGTCACAGACGTTAAGATGGCTTGTCCCAACGGTCCTGACTTGGTAGTTTCTATGGAACCGACTCCAATCTGCCTTTAATCTATGGATCCCCAATTGTCTACACTCATGGTTTAGTTCCTTTACCGTAATGGTATCAGAACCTTTCCATGGTGAGATAATTGGAGTAACATCCAGTTTATCCCCAAGGCGTATACCTCACAATGGCACTAAGCAGTGTCATTAAGAGTTTTATTCCTTGAGATTTCACTAGATGTTAGCTCTTTCAAGGAGGATAGCTGAATAGGCCATCCCTCTTTAAGAGCGACCCCATCGATCGCGTCCAGGGGATGTCCTGTGAGATAGCGA